TTACACCACTCTTCGGAGTGGTGTTTTTGTTTCTGCCTCCTGCTGTGACCAAAACGTGACCGTTTCTGCGTGGTGCGCCAGGTGGGAGGGAGCCAGGTGGGCATAGCGCTGCACCATGTCCAATGTCTCCCATCCGCCCAGCTCTTTGAGCGCCAGCAGAGGCGTCCCGGCCTGGACGTGCCACGATGCCCAGGTGTGGCGAAGATCGTGAAACCGAAAGTCCGTGATCTGCACCGAGGAGCAGGCCCGCTTGAAACACCTGTCATCGATCTGGCTGATTTTGGCGGGTTTGCCGTCCTTCGTTGCCCGCTCGAAAACATACTGCTGTGCCGTTTTCAGCCGGCGCGCAATCACTGCAAGCGCGTCGGCATTGAGCGGCACGGCCCGGGCATATCCGGACTTGGCCTCTTCAGCGATCACCCAGGCATTGCGGTTCGGCAGATCCACGCTCTTTGGTTCCAAAGAAAGTAGTTCGTCCGCGCGCATGCCGGTGGTCACCGCCACAAGTGCAATGTCGCGCATCCATTCAATGGAAATCGCGTCGATCAGAGCCTTGATGACTGGCTTGGATTCGAAGCGTACCCGCTTGTCTGGCTCCTGGAACTTGCTCAGTTTCGGTGGGCGGCTGATCCATCCCCACTCTGTGGCCAGCGTCAAAATCCGCTTGATGGTGGCCAGGTACCGATTCTTCGTGGCGGCCGATACGGGCTTGGCCTTGCGGTGCTTGTGCGTGGTGTGCGTTGGCAGCTTCTGGAGGATGTTGCCGGCGGTTAAAGAGCGGATCGGGGTCGAAGCCCCAAGGGCGGCGCGCCAATACTGCACGTGCCTCACTTTTGATTCATAGTCGCTCTGGCCTTCCGCTAGTTTCAGCATGCCCAGTGCGGCTTCGTCAAAGGTGTGGTCAGGTTCCTCGCCCAGCTTGGTGGAACGCCACAGGTCGGCCTTTACTCTGTCGTGGAGTTCTTGCGCGGCTTGTTTGTCCGTCGTGCCAGAAGAGCGTCTAATTCGCGGGACGCCTGGCGTGCGGATATCAATCCACCAGATGCCGGAAGAGGGATTTTTGCGGATTGGCAATTGTTTTCTCCTGCAACCCGCAGCGGTAGCCGGGTCACATTGTTGCGTTTCTCGCTGAGTTCTGCAAGGCGGGAAGGCCAGACGCGCCACACACGAGATCCCGGAAGGCGGAATCCAATTTGTTCGCGCATGGCGAAGACGGTGCTGTAAGACAGCTTCAGGCGGGTGGCCACCTCTTGTAGGGTCAGGGCCGCTTCATCGCGGTCCATGGAAGGTCCATCTTTGGCAAGGCGAGGATTTTCTGTGGTGAAAATCGCAACATGCTACGATCACTTCAAAAAACAGGGGGAAATTATGGAAAAGGATTTTCTGCGCGTGCTTCAAGCATGCGTTGTCGCGGTTATTTTGTTGGGGACAGCGCTTCTTATATTTGGATTGTTTCCCAGGATGAAATCCGAAGTTGGTGCCGCGTGGATTCAAGCCGTCGGATCGATCGCTGCAATTATTGGTGCATGGTTTGGAACCCGACATCAAATTCGGAGTGCTGAACGTACGAGAAACAGGGACAAACTGGTCGCGAATGCCGAAATGGCATCCATCTGCTTCAATATGGCCTGCTACGTTTACAGTTCGTTGAGCGATATCGCTAGAAAGCTTGAGGAGGCTCATGACGAGAAGTACTTTCAGCGCATTGGAACTGAAAGAGCGGAAACCCTTTTGGACATGATTCGCACCATCACACGAAAGGAGCTCACTCCGAAGCTCTTTGAGCAATTTTTTCCGTTGCAGCGGGAAGTAGCATATACGCTCACAGCCCTGAAGGAATACAACGCTGCGAGGCACATTCCATCCATCGACCGGGTGCGCAAAGCTCATCTGCGCGTAGGTTCTGTGGTCACAAGCAAAAACGAATTGGAAGTGCTGCTGCGAGCACACACCAAGCTCGTACAAAATTCTGGTGAGTAGTTCGCGCCATATGTATTTCCTCTCCTCCCTGGCGTCAGCGTAAGTCGACACTTTGACGGTGCGAAATCGCAGGCACTTGGGTAAGTTGGTGGCACGATCAGCGGCCATTGGCAACTTCCGGCTTTTCCTCGTTCGCAAGGATCGCCAGCAGCAGATCAAGTCGCTTGGACATGCCAGCCGAAAATGCTTCGACCGCAATGGCAGGATGGATCTGGCCTGGCTCCAGGCTGTGCTGGTCGGGGAACATAGTGACCGATGATTCGAGCGAGACGTTGATATCGGTCATGTCGCTGAGCGTCCAGTGGAAGCGTTTGGCACGCTCACCGGTGATGACGATATTCAGCGTGCCGGGGAGGGCCCGGGCGATCAGAGGGAGCAGATCGTCCAGCGCCTTGGAATCTTCGGGCGTGACAGGCGCCTCTGGCTGAATGTTTTCGAGCGCGACGCGGATTTGATAGATGGCGTCCTGCAGCTCGCGAGAATTGGTATGAGCACGTGGCTGCTTCATTTTTCCGCTCCCAGCGAAATCGCGGACGCACGGAGTGCCCAGAGAGCAATGGCGCGGCGCCGACGGCGCTCAGTACCCAGACTGATGCAGCCTTTCTTTTTGCCTCGGAAAACTGGATTGACCACCTTGGGACGGTCGAATGCAGGATGGGAGAGGATGGCAGCGGAGGTTTTCATTGTGCCGCCTCCAGCACGTCGAGTTCGTGGCTCAAGCTGGCAGCAGCATTGAGAGCCAGACCGATGGCGCCCGCCAGGGCGGGATTGCACGATTCCGGGTTTTGAAACGCAAAAACATGGAGGATTTCCAGTTGCTGAGCAAGCGTCTCCGCCTGGTGGGCCAGATAGCCGGCGTCTTTGGGACGTGCCTCTGGTTTGGTTGAGCCGGTGGCAATCGCTACTGCCTTGACGCCGGGCGCGCCTGTGTTACTATTTCTGCTCATGAAATTAACTCCTGACAGGGTGGGTTTCATCAAGCCGCCAAGTGCTCGAACACTTGGCGGCTTTTTCATTTGTCGCTCTCGGCGGCGGATTCGAGGGTGTTGTGGGCGTCGGTAGCAGAACGAATGCCGATTTCCGCCAGCTTGGAAATGACGGAGTCGCCGGAAAGCTCTGCGAGTCGGCTGATGGCACGCAGGATGTCTCTGAGGTCAGAGACGGTGCTCATGCCTGTCGACAGGATGTGATCTTGTTGAAGTTGGGGCATAAATTCCTCTGGCCGGGTTGAGTGCAAGGAAAATATATCAAAATGATTTATAAAAGTAAATCAAAAAGATATATTCGGCCAGGGAATTGGTTTCTGCGGGGAATTTCCTGGCCGTCTTTTTAACACGGCCAGATGTTGGGGGCGAAGGACCTACATGTGGCCGAATTCGGTTTTATTTCTCCGAATTCGGCTTGCCGAAGATGTCTTTGGCACGATTCAGATGATTTCTAACTGTGTCATCATCAATCGACATCCCTAACTTTTGCAGGTCTTCTGATATCTCTTTGGCGATGGAACTTCTTTTGGCGTCTGGGTCGTAGGCATACCCTTTGATTGCCATCCCCAAGATTATTTTAAGCAAGGTTTCTCGCTCCCTGTTTCCTAGTGGCTTCGACGTGGGATGAGGCGCGGAACTCGCCGTTTGAGTTTGAGTAGCTATACCTGGCTCTACAGAAACTTCGTTTAGAAATTGTCGAAGCTCATTGGTACGAACCACAAGCAAAGCTGATCGCGGTAACTCAGAAAGCGAAGGGGTCTCACCCCCGCTGAGATCGGGAAACTCCGTTAGCTGAAAAAAGTTGTAGCCGTCGGAAACAACGGTTTCGGTGTATAAGTTATGAGGAAGAGGTGGATATCCGCTCAGTGTGGAGTATTCCTTTATAAGCGAAACCGCGTCTCCACTCATTTGCAGCAGATCGTAGGGTGTATCGTCTTCCAATTCGAAAATATCTGAGGCCAAGGCGAGTGTTTCTCCCGAGGGAGAATAAAAAATACCCTCGTAATTCTTGTTGGAAGCAACCTCTTCGCTTACTAGCTTGTAGGCACGCGCATACTGTCCCACGCCAAAAATCGCCGATAAGCGCAGGCGGGAATCTAGTGCCAAACGAAGCACATCCTTTTCGAGTATTCGCTCGCCCCATTTCTTCCCTATGTAATCTGCCGCCTCATCAATGCGGAGCCATTGTCGATATTCAATCAGGCGGCTCATATGTCAGCTCCAAGGGGCAAAGCCAGATGTAAAAGCTCAATCATTAGGATCTGTGAATGCCTTGAGGAAGTTGATAACCGCGCGCTTTTGGGCCGACGATGCCAGATTGTCAAATGCCCTGGCGACACGAAGAGCATCTGCCGACAGAGCGTCCTGCGCTTCCGGCCTATTTGCTGTCGATACTTCAGCCTCATCGTGAGGCACATCTAGCCAGCCCTCATTCATGCCACATGCTTTTTCCATACGCCGCGCGATGGAATTGCCAATATTTCGTTTCGGCACATCTCCCAAAATTTGCCACATGTATGCGTCGCTCATTTCCAGCTCGCGCGCAAAGTCGGCCCGCGATTCGAAGCGGGAAGCCAATTGGCGAGCATTGGCAAGACGGATTTCGGCGGTAGTTTTCATGTTCTAAGGGTAATAAAAGAAATCAAAATGATATACTATCAAAATGATTGATTTAATTAGATCAAATTGATATATTGAGGCATGGACCTCAAAACCTACTTCCAAACTACCAAGCCGGCTGAGCGAGATGCTCTAGCTGCCCGATGCGAGACCAGTGCCAACTATCTCTACTTGGCGGCGAGAGGAAAGCGCAATGTTGGTCCCAACTTGGCCAAACGATTGGTCGAAGAAGAGCCTCGCTTGACGCTCCATGAGCTCAGGCCGGACATCTGGCCGCCTCAATCTCATTGAGGCGCTATGCTCACCCACACCCCCATCGGCCCACTGCCTAACGGCTCATATGCCGTCGGCTATCCCACACCTGGCTGTTCGGTGATGACTGTCGTATCGACGGGCATGGCGAAGGAACGCGCCCAGGAAGAGGCTACCCGGCTGAATGCAGCGCAGGAGAAGAGGGCGGCCGCGATTGAGCGCGACCGCCAGTTGCGGATGCGACCGGAGACTTTGCGACCGGTTACTGACTACCTTTCCGAGATTGAGCTGGCGGGTGGCGCCGGGGAGGGCGAGTGAAGCGCCACAAAATCCGTCCCTCACGCAAGGCATCAGCCTATGTGAACCAAATCCTGTATCGCTGGGCTTCGCGGTTGGCGCGCGAGGAATATCTTGCGCAACGATCTCCCGAAGAGATCCAGAGCGCTGAGGCGTATGCCGCTCAAGAAGCAGAGCGGGAGCGGCGTATACGGGAAAAGGCATCTAGACGGCCCACCCGCATTCGCGCTGAGCAGCATCTGATTGCCTGGCGTAACCGGACGCAGGCCGCACCGGTCGACCCCGGCTTTTTCAATGACTGGTGGATATGAGCCGCGCTATTAACGCAGCTAGTTGGAACTCGCGCTCCTCTAGAACCGCATCGCTGACCTGCTGCGCGGGAGCCATGTCTGCGGCATATCGCAACTGGGAATTCAACTGCTTGAGCAAAGTGTCTTTCTGCTCTGGATTCAGCAGTTTCCAGGCTGCCTCATTGACTTTTTTGAGAGCGTCGATCTGGCATTCGAGCCGCAGCATGTCGCTCAGTTCTTCGTTTCCCATGCGCGTTCCTTTCGTGAGCACAGTTGATAGGGGTGAGAGCCTTGATTGTGGCACGACTGCGGACGCGCGCCCTTCAAACGAGGCAGCGGCTGCGCAGCCGCGATGTGGTGATACGAGCCCACCGCATCACGCCTCGACCCTTCAATCAGGCTCGATGAAAGGCTCGTATGCCAACCGCAAAACAGTTTGAAGTGTTCATTGACGATGGAGAAGTATGGATCGGGCAGAGCGACGATGGCAGCGAAAGACAAGACATCGTCCGGCTTCATCCTGAGCAGATTCCATTGTTGATTAAGTGGCTGGCCCAGGCCGCAAAGCTAGCAAATTCTTCGGAACCGAAGGCCGGATAAATGCCGAGAGCACAGAACAGTCCACGGGTCGAAGACGGCTTCACCATGATCGCAAATGAGTTGCTGGAAGCGATCTTGGCCGGCGGCTTTACCCAGCGAGAGCAGTCCGTAATCCTGTCGGTGATACGCAAAACCTACGGCTACGGCAAGAAGACTGACGACATGTCGGCCAGCCAGATTGCGGCCCTGTGCAACGTGCCGCGCCAGCATGTGGCGACCACCCTAGTTAACCTAGCTGCCCGGAATGTAATTTCGAAGACGCCAGGCAAATATGGCTCCATCATCGGCGTCCAAAAAAACTACAGAAAATGGATTGGAGCCGACTTTTTCAAATCCGCATTTGCTAGTCCCGATTCAGGACAGGGGTGTCCTGCTTTGGGACAGGGGGGGTGTCCTGATTCAGGACAGGGGGACGAAGAGCGCGAAAAATCAAGTTTTTCAGCATATAAAGATGGGGCGCCTTCCTCGGAAGCCGCGCCGGAACTGAATTTTGGTAGTCCTGAATCGGGACAGGGGTGTCCTGAATCAGGACATGTCCCGATTTGGGTAGATACCTGTCCTGATTTGGGACAGGTCGCTAGTCCTGATTTGGGACACACAAAAGAAAACCTTCCAAAAGAAAATAAACAAAAGAAAACCTCTTCGTCATCTGGCGATGACGTGGGGCTCTGCCCGGTCGATTCTTTGGTCAACTTGTACCACGAACTTTTACCGAAAAATCCGAAGGTTTTGCAGGTCACCGAAGCGCGGAAAAAATCGATCCGTGCGCGATGGACTGAAGCGGCCTCGTTGGAAGCGTCGCCGTTCGGCTACGAGACCAAGACTGCGGGCCTGGAAGCTTGGCGATCGTTCTTCGGGTACTGCGCCAAGTCAGACTTCCTGACAGGCGGCGTTCCTGGCCGTGATGGCAAGAAGCCTTTCCGTGCCGGCCTCGATTTCCTGTTTTCGCCCAGTGGCTTTGCCAAGACGCTGGAGGGGACGTACCACGATGGCATTGCACCCGGGAACCCGGCATCTGCCGCGCAGGCTGATGGCGAATCCTGGCGTCGAGATCCACGTTTCGCAGGTGCCAAATGATCCCGATCCCCAAGGGCGCGCAGCCCATCATCGAAGCCCGCTTGCGCGGGCAGAAGCCTTGCGAATTGATCCTGGTCTCCCTGATCGGGCCCGTGGCCGAGGCCAACCACACCGTGTTCGCGAACCCCAACGGGTCCTACGACTGGCGCTGGGTGATCGGGCTGCAGCTGTGCCTCATGGTCAACGCACAGACGCGCCGGGCGGCCTGGGACATGCTCTTGGCCATTGGCAAGGACTCTCCAGCCCAGCTCCACGTCTGGAACGTGGACCAGTTCAAGGGTGCGCGCGTTGTGGTGCTACCCAATCCCGCCGACATCGAAAAGCCCCGGTCCGCCTGGCGCTGGGCGAGGGAGTCCGAACCATGGTCGGACTTCGATAACGAAAATTTTGCATGGAGCCCCTGATGCACACCATTCCCGATGACATCGATTTTTCGGCCTACATGGATGAGCCGCCAGCCGAGCACAGGGTGGTGCCGGCTAGCTCCATGCTGGATGCCGTCATCGATCATTTTTTCAAGCCGGCTGATGCGCCGAAGATCCAGATGGGCTGGCGCAAGACGCATGGCGATTTCGAGTTCCGGCCTGCCGAGGTGAGCTTGTGGGCTGGCATCAACGGCCACGGAAAAAGCCAGGTGGTGGGGCAGGTAAGCCTGGACCTGATGGATCAGCACCAACGCGTCTGCATCGCCTCTCTGGAAATGCCACCGCCCAAGGTGATGGCCCGCATGGCACGACAGGCAGGCGGCCGCCGTGATGTGACCGTCCCCTTCCTGAAGGCATTCCATCGCTGGACCGACAACCGCCTGTGGATCTACGACCACGTGGGTAGCAGCGATCCCCGCACTATCCTCGCGGTGATCCGCTATGCGATCGAGAAATTCGGCGTGCAGCATTTCGTGGTCGACAACCTGGCCAAGGTGATTGCCTTGGAAGACGACTACAACGGCCAGAAAGCTTTCGTGAACAGCCTCTGCACGATCGCGAAAGATACGGGTGTCCATGTGCACCTGGTGTTGCACGTGAAGAAGGGTGACAGCGAACACAAGATGCCCGGCAAGTTTGCCATCAAGGGTTCGGGAGCCATCGCCGATTTGGTCGACAACATTTTTATTGTCTGGCGGAACAAAGCCAAAGAGGATGAGATCCGGAAGGGCAATCACGAAAACGTGGATGCACCGGACTGCATGGTGAACTTGGAGAAGCAGCGCCACGGCGAGACGGAGGGCTCTTACGGCTTTTGGTTTGATCCGAACTCCATGCAGTACCTGGAATCGCGCCTGGACCGGCCAAAGATATACCGCATCGAGCCCGCCCTCACCGCCGCCCAAGTGGAGTTCTGACCATGCTCTATCCAGCCAGCCTACCCGCCGACCTGCAGTACTTGGCCAAGCGCTACGAGTGGAACGCCGAGGACAAGGCCGAGGTGCGCGCCGCCTTCACCGACTGCCCGGAGATGGTCCAATTCTTCACGGTCCTGGCCGCTGCCCATAGGGCCGGCTATGAGCAGTGCGCCGCCAACGGCTATATCCGGTTGCAGGCATGGTGCCAAGAAGAGGGATTTGGGGATCCGTTTGCGCCTGGGTTCGATATCAGCGTGCTTCGGCTTCAGATGGAGCAAACCAGCCGAGTGCGGGCATGAACAGCTCGTGGAAAGAAAAAGCCCGCTTTCGCGGGCCGGATTTAAGCTGTGGCGAACGGGTCGCGATTGCTCTCGTACCAATCGAAGCGGGCTTGGCCCGCCGAGGTTACGCGATAGCCAGTCAATACTCCCAATCCCTCCATAACGATATATCCGTCGTCTTCCAGAAGTCTCAGGTGATAGTTGATAGTGTCGAATTGACTGTCTTCTGCACCGATCAATCCGTATACGTCTCTCGGACCAAGGCGTGCGTGATCCGAGTTGACCATAGCGACCAGTATTTTCTGCAGCAGATTCTTGTCTTGCTTCATGGAATGCCCTCCGGATGTAGGATTTTTGGACGCGCGACCATGCGGTTCCTCGCGCACGCGCGCGCGTTTGACGGATTTTATCAGGGCTTGATGGGCAGTCGACTTCTACAGCTGAACCCATCCTCCTCGATTCCTGAAATTGACCTGCGGGTACCGCTTGTAGTAGGTCTTGCAGCAGCTGCACATAAACAGATCTTTCTTTGGGCAATCGGCCTTCAGCACTGCGGTGACCGCACCTGGATCGTGTTTATATTGCTGCGTCATCGGATAGGTGGGCGCGATGGCAGATTTGGCGTTACGGTAGCGCTGGCAGCAAAAGCGGGCGTCAATAGTCATGAATTTCTCCTTGTTATGGTTGTTGTTTGGAGCGTCGGAGCTCGGTCGCAGCCGACAGAGGTCAATGTACACCGCCGGCCGCTGATCTCGAAATACTTTCTTGCATCTCTGCATAGGAACTTGGCCCTGCGCCACCGGCAGCGGCGGCCGACCCCACCGCAGCAGCCGAATGAGGGGTGGACATGACAGCACCCATCCCACCTAAGCCCATCACACAGCTGCCACTCGATTTCCCCGGGGCCAGCAGTGACGCTATTCCCACGCCTGTGCCACGGCTGGTAAGGCCGAAGCGAGTGCTGCCAGCCTATCCCGCCCCCGAGGTCCGCATCGATTGGTTCAGCGTCTTCGCTGACCTGAAGCGCTCCGCCTGGAGCATGTACCGCATCGAAAGCCAGCTGCACATCCCCAAGACCACGCTGCTGGGCTGGAAGGATGGTGCCGAGCCCAAGCACTTCGACGGTGAGCGCCTCATCCAGCTCTGGACCGATGTCACAGGCCAGAAGCGCGAGCAGCTGCCCGTGGAGCGGCGCATGCCCTCTGCATTCCAGTCCCGCCGATAGTCGGGATTCCGACCCCCGGGCCGCCGGATACTCCGGACGTTATCACCACCGATCAACGTTCAAGGAGCCCAGTATGGCCAAGACCAACGTCACCAAAGTCCAAGTTCCCGGCGAGGCCGCTGCGCCCGCAGATGACCAATCCACCGCGCTGGAGCAGGGTGCTGCTGGCGATGATGCTGGCCAGGATGGCGAGCAGATCCAGGCGGCTGACGATCCGGCGGCTGGCAACAGCGAGGGCGCCGGCGTGGCCGATGCCGATGCGCTGCAGGCCCAATTGGATGCCAAGGATGCCGAGCTGGCCGAGCTGAAGGCAGCGCTGGCCAAAGCTGATGCCACCAAGAAGCCCGGGCCGTTGCGCCCTGGCCCCGGTGGCCGCAGCGATTTCACCCACGTGAGCGCCAGCCAGATCGACGTCGCGACCTTGAAACGCCCGATCGAGACCCGCGACGGCTGGCTGGTGCCCGAGAAGATCACCCAGAACGACAAGGGCTGATCCATGTGCAGCGGAGGGGGCGGCCAAGCCCCGGCACCAACGGTCGATCCAGCAGCAGAGCGCCAGGCAGCGGCAGATACCGCGCGCCAGGCCAGCAATGCCAAGCTGGCGGCCAACTACAAAGCCCGGCAGGCGCAGACCGTTCTGGCCAGCGGTGCCGGCAATACCACCAGCGGCGCAGCCAGTACCGGCAGCGGCGCGGCCATGTCCGTGCTTGCCTCGGGCCAGGGCAAACTGGGAGCGTTCTAAGCCATGGATCGTGCATCAGCCATCATCCGGCGCCGGGAGTCGATGCGGTCGGCGCGCTCCATCTATGAGCAGAATTGGAAGGATGGTTACGACTATTCGTTCCCGGAACGTGGTGACGGCTTCTACGGGGAGCAGAGCGACGGTGCCGCCCTGGCCGCCAAGCGCGCCCGCCTGTTCGATTCCACGGCCACCGACTCGGGCCAGATCCTCGCCGCCTCGATCATGACCGGTGGCACGCCCAGCAATTCCCGCTGGGTCGGCCTGTCCACCGGCAATGACACCGACGAGGAAAAGCGCTGGCTGGACGCTTCCGCGCAGCTGATCTGGCACAACATCCACGCATCCAACTACGATTCCGAGGGCATCGACGCATGCCTGGACCTGGTCGCGGCCGGCTGGTTTGTGATGTTCTGCGACTCGCCGGAAGAGGGCGGCTATCACTTCCAGCTGCTGCCCATGGCCACCAGCTACATCGCCGCATCCAAGCCCGGCGGCGCACCGGACATCCTGGTGCATGAGTACTGCCTGACCGCTGAGCAGGCGGTCAACAAGTTCGGAGAGTCCAACGTCAGCGAGAAAATCCGCAAGTGCATGGAGGACAACGGCAACCCGGACGAGAAATTCAAGTTCGTGTGGTCGATCTACCCGCGCAGCAGTGCCGACCAGGCCGGCATCACGGCCAAGAATCTGCCGTTCGCCTCGATTCATGTGGAGATGGACAGCAAGGCCGTGGTCAAGGAGTCCGGCTTTCATGAGTGTCCGTTCTGGGCGCCGCGCTATTCCAAGCTGCCGGGCACGGTCTATCCGGTCGGCCCGATGTACCGCGCCATGCCGGACGTGAAGCAGCTCAACCGCCTGGTGTACCTGGAGGACATGAACGCCGATATCGCAATCTCGGGCATGTGGATTGCCGAGGACGATGGCGTGCTCAACCCGCGCACTGTGAAGATCGGCCCGCGCAAGATCATTGTGGCCAACTCGGTGGACAGCATGAAGTCGCTGGCCTCGGGCGCGAACTTCAATCTGTCGTTCACCAAGAAGGACGCGCTGCAGGCCTCGATCCGAAAGATCCTGATGGCCGATCAGCTGCCGCCCATCGATAGCCCGGTGCGCTCGGCCACCGAGTTCCAGCTCCGCGTGCAGCAGATCCGCCAGGTGCTGGGCCCGATCTTCGGCCGCCTGCAGCCGGAGTGGTACGGCCCGATGGTGGCCCGCTGCTTCGGCCTGGCCCTGCGCGCCGGTGTTCTCGGACGCCCGCCGCAGTCGCTGGCCCAGCGCACCATCACCGTGGTGTTCAACTCGCCCATGGCCAAGAGCCAGAAGCTGGAGGAGGTCACCGCCATCGAATCGTCCCTGGCATCGATCAACGCCATTGCCGCCGTGGATCCGACCGTGCTGGACACCGTGGACATGGACGAGGCCGCCCGCCAGATCATGGAAGGCCGGGGCGCACCAGCCTCGATATCCCGGCCGCCCGAGGCCGTGGCCCAGCTGCGCGAGCAGCGTACCCAGGCGCAACAGCAGGCCCAGCAGCAGCAACAGCAGCATGAGCTGGCCCAGAAGACCGTACCCATTGCCATGCAGCAGGCCAACAAATGACCCAGCCTTACGAACCCAAGCCGTCCGACTACAAGCTGATTTTCGAGGATCACAAGGTCGGCGCCGCCATCCTGGAACAGCTCACACGGGTGTTTGCACGCCCGGCCGTCGTGCAGGGCGGCATCGACGCCGTTCTGCAGACCTATCACCGCGATGGCTCCCGCCGCGTGCTGGAACACATCGTCAGTCAGATCAACCGCGCCAATGGCGTTAGCGAAGAAGGGGAGGCCTAAGTGACCATTGATGCAACTCTCACGCAAGACGGCTGGGTGGTCCAGCCTATCAATGCGGGCGTTTTGTCAGCAGGGAAAGACCCCCAGACCAATACCATTGGCCTGATCAATCCTGCCGGCGGCCCACCGATTGCTTTCCCCATCGGTGGTGGCGTTCCCAAGCGCCATAAGAAGCCGGGCCTGCAGCGCCTGGCGTTCTTCGACAAGGCGGCGAACGTGGGCGGCGGCAGTGCTGCCAATTGCTCGGACATCGCGCTGGATCGTTACTATCCGTTCACCGGCAATACCAGTGTGGTATTCACCGTCCCGTCTGCCAGCACATTCCGGTTTTCGCAGTCCGCCGTACTGTCCACTCCGCTGGACATGACCAACGGGCAGATTCACATTAGCATGATCCCGTCCGTGAATGCTTTGGTCGCGGCCACGCCGACCGCGATGATCCTGGAGCTGTATTCGGCCGGCACGCCTGCATCGCCTGGCACCAAGTTCATTTCAGCCGATATTCGTGCGGAGCTGCTGGCCAAGATTTCCACGCCAGGCTGTTTCGGCTGCTTCAGTATCTCGGTCGCGGAAATCAACACCCTGAACGGTGGCGCTGTTCTCACCGACAAGCAAGCCGTCCTGTTTGCGATGCTTCGTGTGACCTATGCGGCCGGCTCCATCGGCGGCCAGATGGCCCTCGGTGCCATCGACTATGTCCCAAATGCCAAGACCAAGGCGCCCGTCGTGCTCACCTTCGACGACGGCTATCTGGCAAGCAATCTGGTCGCCAAGCGGATTCTGGACAAGGCCGGGCTGGTCGGTGTGCTGTTTCCCGATCCGCTCTCGATGTCGTTCACCGGCACCCAGGCCATCCAACGCATGTCCGCTGCGGACATTGACCAATTCGTCGCGTCCGGCTGGCAGGTGGCATCGCAGCGCTACTCCATCGAAGGTGACAACGCCGCGATGAGCAATGAGCAGTGGTTGGCCTATCAACAAGCCAACCTGAACATGCGCCGCAGCATGGGCTGGCCCGGTGGCGAGGATGGATCGTGGTACGGCGGTGCGGCTAATCCATTCAACAACGGCACCACGGACACCCTGATTGCCAAGCGCCGGTACGCCCAGCGCCTTTTCCGGACGATCAGCGGCTACTACTTCAATCCGCTTTCGGTCACCGAGACCTGGCCCTTCGGCGATCCGATGGCAGTCCGTCGGTGTGGCTTTAATGCGTTCGGCAATAGCTCCGCTGCCAACGTCGGTGCCAACACGATGGGGTGCCTGACCAAGGCCGGCGCATCCAAGGGAGCAGTGATTTACGCCCTGCATGGCGAGTTGGACAACGCATTCAACAACAACCAGGCACTGACCGACGCCAATGTTGCAGCCTTCCAGGCCATCGTGGACACCGTGGTGGCGAACCCAGGCACTTACGAAAATCTCACGTTCATGGACCTGGCACCGAGTTGAACGCAGTGCACCAGCAGCTATCCCTATCAATCAATTTTCACAGGAGAAACAAACATGCAACTCACCCGGAGAAACTGGTATGTCTTCATGCAAGAAGCAGGTGATGGTGGTGGCGGTGCCGGCGGGGCCACGGGCGGCGAAGCAGGTGGCGCAGATGCTGGTGCAGGCCAGGGTGCAGGGGCTGGCGCTGCAGGTGATGCGGGTGCAGGAGCGGCCAGCGTTCTTGCCGCCGGTGCTGCAGCTGCGAGCGGCGAAGCTGGCGGCCCGGATTACATCCCTGAAAAGCTCCGAGTCCTCAAGGACGACGGCTCCCTGGATCTGGAAGCATCCAGCCGGAAGATGGCCGAGGCCTACACCAATGCCGAAAAGCGCATCGGCGCTGGCGATGTGCGCCCGAAGGCTGCAGAGGAATATACGGTCACGATCCCGGAAGCATTCAAGGACGCATTCAAGCCCGAAGAAGATCAAGGCTTCCAAGATTTCCGCACCAAGGCCTTCGAAGCGGGCATGACACAGAAGCAGCTGGACCTGGTGATGGATCGCTACTTCGAAATGGCGCCGCAGCTGGTGGCCGCAGCTGGCGTCCTCGATGCCAACACCTGCAAGGCGGAGCTGGAGAAGGCCTGGGCAACGCCCGCGACGTTCAACCGGAATGTCGGCCTGGCGTTCTCGGCGGCCACCGCGCTGTCCAGCAAGGCCGGCATCGATGTCCAGCAGATCATGAGTGGTCCGCTGGGCAACAATCCGCAGTTCCTGCAGCTCATGGCGGCGCTGGGGCCGGAGCTGGCCGAGGACAAGAACCCGAACAGCGAAGGCAATATCACCTCGGGCGATGAAGTCGAGAGCCTCATGGCATCCGAGGCCTATTCCAACTCCAGCCACAAAGACCACGCCCGCGTCAGCGAGAAGGTCCGCAACTACTTCGCCAAGAAATTCGGTACCGAAGCCGCCGCGTAACACCCCCTCCATTTAGTCGGGAAACCGACCCCCACCCAGCGCGACCATTGCGGGCAGATACAGGCCCGTGGTGGTGCGCGGACAACCTGCAAAGTCACCCTCCTTGCACACGGTAGCCGGTGCGCGCAAGGCGAATGCAATGCAGGCCCGGGCATCCGGACAACCTGAAAGGCGAATTCCCAGTCACCTTTTTGGAGATTCACATGCCCCAGTCGATTACCCAGGCCTTCGTGCAGCAGTTCGACACCTCGATCCGCATGCAGGCCCAACAGAAGCGCGCCCGCTTCGAACCCCGCGTCACCGATCGCGGCAACATCACCGGCGAGTCGTTCACTGCGAACCGACTGGATGCCATTGCCGACACCCCGGAGAACACCACCCGCCATGGCGATACCGTCTGGTCCGACGCCAACCACACCACCCGCGTGGCCCTGATGCGCGACTTCTACCAGGCCCTGCCGGTGGACCGCGCCGACGAACCCAAGGTGCTGGCCAACCCGAGCGGTTCCTACATGGACTCGCTCAATGCAGCCTGGAACCGTCGCAAGGACAGCATCATCTTCGCTGCTGGTATCGGCAATGCCCAGACCAAGGACGGTACTCTGGTCCCGCTGCCTTCCAGCCAGATCATCCTGAACGGCGGTACCGGTTTCACCAAGGCCAAGCTGATCACCGCAAAGAAGCTTTTCCGTGCCAACGAAGCCGACGAACAGGCCGACGTCCCCGAAGAGCTGTACATCGCGTACACCTCCGACATGCTGGAAGACATCCTGTCGGATACCACTCTGACCTCGGCCGACTTCATGGCCGTGAAGATGCTGCAGTCGGGCGATGTGTCCGGCAAGTGGATGGGCTTCAGCTGGGTGCCCTATGAAAGGGTGCAGAACACGTCCGGCGTGCTGCGCACCATGGCCTGGGCCAAGTCCTCGATCCACTTCGGTACCGGCTTCTTCGAAGGCCGTGCCCAACGCCGTGGCGACAAGAAGGACACGCTGCAGCTGTCGGCAGCCGGTTCCGTAGGCGCCGTGCGCGTCTGGGAATACGGCGTGGTTGCCCTCGACTTCGTCTAATCGGCCCTGGCCCAACCTCATTGATCATCTGAAAGGAGCCTTCCATGGCTGAAGTCAACACCACCCAGGGCGCGAAGATCGTGAACCGCACCCCCAAGCTGCTGCCGCATGAGTCGTTCGGCCGCAAGCGCATCCTGGCGTCGAAGATGCCGGCGGCCTATGCCCAACTGGCCATCAACGACACCATTTTCATCGGTCGCGTCCCGGCGGGCAGTCGCTTCACCTTGAATAGCAAGGTGGGCTGCGCTGCTGGTACTGCCAGCTCGACCCTCGATATCGGCATTCGCTCGACCGCCAGCGGCACCGTCATCGACGCGGATGGTCTCGCCGCCTCGGTGAATACCAATGCCGCTGGACAGAAGGACGCCAATACTGGTGCCCTGATCGCCAGCGGTGCCGAGTATGTCACCACGGAAGAGGTGGATGTCTATGCCACCGTCACCGGCGCAGTGCTGGCCGCCAACCAGGCGCTGAAGTTCGAAATCGAGTACGTCAACGACTGATTTCCTTGTCGTGCGCATTGCCCGCCCCGTGCGGGTTCCACAAACCGGGGGCATGTGCTCCCGGTTTTTTTCATGGTGATCTATGGCTACTGCTGTTTCGATCTGCTCTAACGCACTCCTGAGCCTCGGCGCCAAGCCGTTTGCCGACTTCTCCGAGAACCGGGACCACGTGACCCTGTGCAGCAACCTCTTCCCCACGGTGCGCGATTCCATCTTGCGGGCGCATCCATGGAAATGTGCGACCAAGCGTGTGCTGCTGTCGCCCATGGTGGATACCCCGGCCTTCGACTTCTCCGCCCAGTTCGCGCTACCTGGTGACTGGCTGCGTACCGTGCAGGTGGGCAGGAAGGGCAATTCGATCCCGTTCCGGTCGGAAGGCCGCGCACTGCTGGCTGATGCGGCCGCGCTGCCGCTGGTCTACATCTTCCGCAACGATCAGCCGGCGACCTGGAGCACAAACCTGATTGAGCTGATGGAGTTCGCCATGGCCGCACGCGTCTGCTATGCAGTGACGGCGTCGACCACGCTGCGCGACAGCATGAATGCAGAGCTGCAGCAGAAGCTGAAGATCGCCAAGGCGGTGGACGGCCAGGACGATCCGCCCGAGGAATTCGAAGAGGGCTCTTTCGTTGAATCCCGTTTCAGCTGATAGGGAGTCGAAATGCCCCGCGTAGACCTCAATCAGACCAATTTCACATCCGGCGAGATTACCCCTCGCTGCTATGGCCGCGTCGATATCGCCCGGTACCTGAATGGCGCTGCCTCTCTGGAAAACTGCTTTGTCACCATCCACGGCGGCGCATATCGCCGGTATGCCAGCAGCTACCAGGCCACGGCCAAGACACTGGGCCGCTTCGTGCGCCTGGTGCCGTTCGTCTTCAGCACCACGCAGGCTTACATTCTGGAGTTCGGGCACCTGTATCTGCGGATCTACAACCAGGGCGGCGGCCAGGTGATGAACGGTGGTGTGCCTTATGAGCTGGTCACCCCCTACAGCGAAGACATGCTGCGTGAAATGGACTTCACGCAGGGCGCCGACACGATGCTGCTGTTTCATCAGTCGGTGTACCCGCAGACGCTGCGCCGGCTGTCTGGTGGTGCCTGGTCGATTGGCGCGGCGCCGTTCACCACGCTGCCATTCGATGAGGTCGGCCACCGCTACAACGGCACGCTGACCCTGAGCGCGGCCACCGTGGGCACCGGCCGCACGGCCACCAGCACGATTGCGTCCTTTATTGCGGCTGACGTTGGCCGACGCATCACCTTCGAGGGTGGCTCCGGCCTGATCACGGCGGTGAATTCTGGCACGCAGGTCACCATGCAAATCACTTCCGAGTTCAGCAGCACGGTCATCGCGGCCAATCAGTGGGTGCTGGACGACTCGCCGCAGGTCTCGATTACGCCAGGCGACAAGAGCCCGGTGGGCATCGGTATCAATGTGACCTGCACCACGGATGCCTTCCGCGCAATTGATGTCGGCAAGTTCATCGAAATCAATGGCGGACTGCTGCATGTCGACAGCGTGAGCTCCGCCCAGGCCATCGTTTGCAAGATCATCAAGGAGCTGGATTCCGCAGTGGCGGCGCCTGCCGGTGCATGGAAGCTGTTGGGGCCTGCCTGGAATGAATTCGACGGCTATCCGCGCACCGGCGAGTTCTACGAACAGCGGCTCAATGTGGCCGGCTCTACCGGTTACCCGCAGACGCTGTGGGGCAGCAAGACCGGCGCATTCTTCGATTTCACCATGGGCACCGATGATGATGATGCCTATGCGTTCACGCTGCCATCGACCGGCAAGATCAACCCGATTACCCGCATGTCGTCGGTCAGTGTGCTCATCATGCTGACTTATGGCGGCGAATATACGGCCACCGGTGGCGTGGAGAAGCCGCTGACGCCCACCAACCCCCAGCTGAAGCCGCGCACGCGCTACGGCTGCAACTCGGTCAAGCCGCTGCAGGTGGGCGAGGAACTGTTCTACGTGACACGCACCGGCAAGAAGGTCAGGGCGATGTCCTACTCGTACACCTCAGACAGCTTCCCTTCGCCCAACGTCACCACGCTGGCCGAGCACATCACCAGCCCCGGCATCGTGGACATGGCATACCAGCAGGAGCCTGACGGCCGCCTATGGTGCGTGCGCGCTGATGGGAAGCTGGCCGTATTGACCATCGACCGGGAAGAGGGCGTCACGGCCTGGTCTCCGCAGTCCACGGATGGCGTCTACGAATCGGTCGCCTGCATCCCCAACGGGGGCATCGATGAGGTATGGGTGAGCGTCAAGCGCACCATCGGCGGCGTGGACTATCGCTACATCGAGCGCTTCGATGACTCGCTGCTGACCGATAGCGCAATCACTGACACGGATGCCACCGGGAAGACCGAATGGACCGGCCTGGCCCACCTGGAGGGCAAGCAGGTGCATGTGCGCGCTGATGGTACCTTCGCCGGTGCCTTCACGGTGGCCGGCGGCAAGATCACTCTGCCGCGTAGCGCCAAGACGGTCCAGATTGGCCTGCCGTACACCGCCCGCATCATCCCGCTGCGCCCCGAGATCCAGACTGGCGCTGGCACTGCCCAGGCCAACAAGATGAACACCAGCAAGGTGAGCGTGCTGCTGCACGAAAGCATCGGCGGCATGATCAACGGACAGAAGCTGACGCAGCGCGCCTTCGGATCGGAGCTGCTGGATCAGGAGCTGCAAGTCTATTCCGGCCTGGATTACGTGGGCATCACGGACTGGCACAACGGTGATTCGCCCATCGTGCTGGAGCAGTCCGAGCCGCTGCCGTTCCATGTCCTGTCCATCATCCGCAAATTCACGGTGAATCCATGATCAGGCCCGCCACCATCGGAGACATGGGTGTGCTGCTGGCTATGGGCCGTGCGATGCATGCGGAAAGCCCGCGCTGGCGCCGGCTGAAATATTCCGAGCACCAGATCGAAACCATGCTCATCGGGCTGATTGAGTCGCCGCAGGGGCTAGTGCTGATCGCTGAGCGTGACGGCCAGGCCATCGGGGCCATTGCCGCCGTGGTGCAGCGTGCCTGGTGCGCCACCGACCTGGTGGCCGAAGAAGTCAGCTTCTACATGCTCCCCGAACATCGCGGCAGCTTGGCCGCCGCGCGCCTGGTGAATAGCTTCAAGGAGTGGGCGCGCCTGCGGGGCGCGTCCTGGGCATATGCCGGCGCCTCTACCGGTGTTGATGATGAACGTGTTGCGCAGCTGTATGAGGGCTTCGGCTTCACCCGCTGCGCGGTGGGACTGGAGGCCTATTTTGGGAATTGAGATCAAGCGCTGTGCCATCGCTGACATCGTTGCAGCACCTGAGCTGCCTGCCTTGCTGGCCGAATACGGTGCGGAATCCGGCAATGACGGTATCGGGCCGGTCAATCCGCAGTTCGATACCTACCTGGCCATGGAGACGGCCGGCGTGCTGCATGCTCTGTCCGCACGCTTGGAAGACGGCCAGCTGGTGGGCTTCATGCTGGTGCTGACCCCTGTACTGCCGCACTTCGGCCGCCGCGTCGCGGTCAGCGAATCCTTCTTTGTGGCCACCGCTCACCGCAGTACTGGCGCAGGTCTGCGGCTGTTGCGCGCGGCGGAATGCCTGGCGCGTGACGCTGGCGCAGTCGGCATCATGGTCAGCGCGCCGAACGGCGGCCAGTTGGCGCAGGTGCTGCCCGGCATGGGCTATCACGATGCCTCGCACGTCTTCTTCAAGGGGCTGGCATGAACGACATCCGCGCTCGCCAGGACGGCATTCCTGCCATGTCGCCGCAGGCCATCGCTGCCGTGACTGAGATTGAGCGGCATACCCTCGCGCTCCCACAGGTCCCAATTCGCACCGTGCACATCCTACATGCCGGCCTCTACACCCGCATGATCACTATTCCGGCTGGAGTGGTACTGACCGGCGCGCTTATCAAGATCGCCACCATGCTCACCATCAGCGGCGATGTGGAGGTCTTCCGAGGCCCCGGCGATGTGGTCCGTATCCGTGGCACGGCGGTCATGCCGGCCAGCGCTGGCCGCAAGCAGGCATTCATCGCGCACGCCGACACCACTGTGGTGATGTGCTTTCCCACACAGGCCAAAACGGTCGAAGAGGCCGAGGCCGAATTCACCGACGACACCGACATGTTGATGTCGCACCGCGAGCCCGAATTCACCACCACCATCATCACAGGAGAGTGACCTATGTCCGGAGGAATTTCCGCAACCACTGTTGCCCTGGCCGCTACTGCGGCAGTCGGCGCATACTCCGCCATTCAGTCCGGGCAGAGCCAGTCTCGCCAGCTGCAGGCGCAGGCACAGCAGCAGTCCAACCAGGCGGCGTATGAAAAGGACGCTGCCGTGGCCCAGGCCGAGAAGATCCGCAAGGCGGCTGCCCAGCAGCAGTCCGCTGCACGTGCCCAGCTCGCCGGGTCGGGTGTGGCCGTGAGCGAGGGCACTGCGGTCACGATCAATGACACCATCGACCTGAATGCCGAGAACGATGCGCAGACTGCATTGCTCACCGGTAGCCGCCGCTCCAACTCGCTCAACGATACCGCCGCGTCCTACAGTAGCGCCGCAGGTGATGCGCTGACGGGAGGGTATCTCACCGCCGGGGCCACTGTGCTGAGCAGCGCGGCACGGATCGGGAAGGGGTGGTCATCCACTTCTCCCACGGCTTCCGGGTCTGCGCTAGGTAGCGGTGTCAAGGTGCCGACCGGCGCACTGAGTGTGTACTGATAGGGGCCAGCATGCAAATCCAACTCGGCAATTTCGGCAACTCTATCGCGCAGCCGCAGCAGGCCGCCCAGGTTGTCCCACAGCAGGCGGCTAATCAGGGTCTGGCCAATGTAGCGCAGGCGGGCCAGCAACTGGCGGTTACCTTCCAGCAAGTCGATGAGCAGAAGCAGCGCATGCAGGCTGTTTCCTCGCTGGCCAACCTGAACAACGATCTGCACGATATCCATGACTCCGTTGCACGTGACGTGGCCGGCGGCGTCATCAAGCCGGAGAACGCGCTGGACGCCTTCAATGCGCGTGCCGCCGACGCACGCAAGGTGCGTACCGATGGCCTGAATCCCTTCCAGCAGGAGACGATCGATTCCCACATCACCACCGCCGTGGGTAGCCTCACCCGTAATCTGCAGGGCGTGGCCATCAAGAAGACTGAATCGGACATCGGCGCGCAGATCTTGGATACGGGCGAGTCCTTGCAGCGCCAGGCCATGCGCGACCTGCCCGGCGCCATCAATCAGTACGACAGCCTGGTCGACACCGTGGGCACGAAAGCAGGATGGAACGATATCCAGATTGCCAAGGCCAAGCAGGGATTCAAGGAGAATGCCTCCTTTAATTTTGCCAACGCTACGCTGGAGGGAGCCGCTCAGACCGGCGATAAGGCCATGGTGCAGGCTGCACTGGACAAGATCCAAGGTCCGGACGGCGAGGTGATCGACCCTCACAAGCGCACCAGCTTGATTACCAAGGCCTACGGCTACCTCAATGGCATCGATGCGGCCACCCAGCGGGATGCCGACCGTGCGCAGCGCGAGCAGGATGCGCGCGAGAACAAGGCGGTGGATGCCTACAACTCGGTATTCGACCTGGTGAGCAAGGGCCGGTATCTCTCCACCGAGGCCATCAATGACCTGGCAGAGACCACCGCCGGCACCAAGATGGCCAAGCAGGCGCAGGAGCTGGTGAAGTCGCAGAGCAAGGTGGCCGGGTTCGCCTCGCTGCCACTCCCCCAGATGCGCGCGACCGTGGAGCGGATGAACGCGGCAGGGTCCGATCCCTCGATCGGCGTCACGCCACAAGACCAGAAAGTCACGGAGCAGTTCAAGAGCATTTTGACCGCCAGCGAAAAGGCCTATGCAGATAATGCCTGGCAGGCCGCCCAGGAACGCGGCGTGATCAAGGATGCGCCGACCATCCAGATGAACAGCATCCAGGACGCGCAGCAGGTGCTGGCCCAACGTATGAGCCAGATCGGCCAGGTCGAGATTGCTGCCGGCCGCAAGGTCTCGCCGCTTCAGCCGGAGGAAGCCAGCCAGATCGCGCGCGTGGTCCGTATGCTGCCCCCGGACCAGCAATCCAGCGCACTGGCTACCATCGGTACGATTGTTCCCGACAGCGACCGCCTGGCCGCCCTGGCCAAGCAGATGCACGACAAGGACAACACGCTGGGCCTGGCCATGATGCTGGCGGGCGACCGCACCACGCAGGGCCGATACAGCAGCGAACTCCTCTTGCGCGGTGAGCGTGCCATCCGTGACAAGGCCATCATGATCGATCCCGCCAAGGAAACCGGCTGGCGCGGCAGCATCGCCAATCTGGTTGGGGATGCCTTCTCCAATCAGGAGGTGCGCCAGCAGGTGATCGATTCTGCGTACCTGATCAATGCCGGCATGGTCGCTGACGGCGGCAGCTCTGACCCTGCACGGGCCCTGCGCCTGACCGTAGGCAGCATCGTGGAGCGCAACGGCGTGAAGGTGCCCCTGCCGCGTGGCATGGAAGAGGGCGATTTCGAAAAGCGCCTCAAGGCCATCACGCCAGCAGACATTGCGGCCCAGACCACTGACAAGGTCTATGCCGGCCGCCAACCTATCGAGATTGCCGACTTCATCAAGCAGCTGCCGAATGCTGCTCTTATCAGCGCTGGCCAGGGTCGATACAACGTCAAGGCCGGCGGCACGCTGGTGACGAACAGCCAGGGCCAGCGCATCACCATCAGGATCGCCCCATGATCGAGAACATGTTCCAAGACGGTACCGACAAGGTTCTGGATGACCGAGTCGCGCGCCCAGTAGCAGAGCCGCCGGCGCGCCCGTCCTTTGGCCTGAGCCTGTGGAATACCACCAAGGCACTACCCAAGGGCATTGCCACCGGTGCCACGGAATCGGCCGCGTTTGGCTCCGATCTTCTGGGGGCCTTCGGTTCGGTTCAGGCTGGATATGGCGTACAGGCCGATCCGGCTATGCTGTTCGACAGCGATATGCAGCAGCGTGTGGCGGGCGCGGAGGGGCAGAAGGCCCGCGAGGATGTCCAGTCAGGCGCCGCCTTCACCAGTCAGACCGGTACCGGACTGCGGGCTACCGCGCGCACGATGATGCCGGATTCCACCACCAGCAACGTGGCCGAGAACATCCTTTTCGGCTTGGGCCGCTTTGGTGTAAAGGCAATCGCCTATTCGGTCCTGGGAACGCCGATCCCTGGCGCAGTCCTCACAGGCACGGATGAGGCCTTCGTGGAAGCCGAGAAGCTGAAAGCGGAGGGTGTGGACTTCCAGACCCGCACCAAAGCCGGCGCAGTGGCGGGCGGTGCTGCTGCGCTGGCAACGGCACTCCCCGTGGCCGGCAAGACCGTAGGCCAGACCGTGGGCCTGGTTGCCGCTGGCGGTCCCGGTGGCTTCATTGCCCAGCAGGCCGCCACGCGCGCAATCCTGCAGAACGCTGGATATGACAAGATCGCGGAGCAGTATGACCCGTTCGACCCGGTAGGGCTGGCCGTCGCCACCCTGATCCCTGCAGGCTTCGGTGCCTATGCCTCGCGCGGCATGCGCAATGCCCGCCCGGTGGCCGCGCCGATGGATGCAGCCGCTTCCCGTGAGCTGGTGCAGATGGGCATGAACGAGCGCCAGGCGCTGCGCTATGACGATGCGCGGCTCGATGCCTATGCCGTGACCGCTGCCCAGCGCGCAGGCGTACCGCCCGAGGTGCTGCTTGCGGCGAAGAATGCCGGCGAGCGTTCCAGTAGCAGCGCTGCCACCTCGCCGGTGGGCGCCAAGGGCATCATGCAGTTCATGGATGCCACCTGGCAGCAGTACGGTAAGGGCAACGTGCGCGACCCGGTGGCCTCGATCGATGCCGGCGCCGCGTATCTGGCCGACCTGGGCAAGCAGTACGGTGGCGACTGGCGGGCCGTGCTGGCGCACTATAACGGCGGCACCTTGGCGGGCAAGGCCGTGCAGGCCGCGAAGGCGCCGCCGGCCGCCGAGACCAGAGCCTATCTGGAGCGCACGGACAAGTTCATTGCCGAGCGCCAGGGCACCGAGGCCGGCCGCGCCGCCGCAGCAGACCCCGAGGCCGTGGCCGCCGCACGCGTGAGCCTGATCCGGGACACCGTCAATTCCTGGAACCTGAAGGATCCCGCCGATATCGCCGGTGCCGAGCAGCACCTGGCCGCCTTCAGCCGTGCGGCCGACCAGTTGGGCGCTGGCGAGCGGGTAGCGGTGAGCGACACCCTGAACCTGGACAACCTGGCGCAGGCCCGCCTGCTGGACGATTTCGGCAGCCGCATGGAGACCGTGCGCGCCAGCCTTCTGGAAGATGCCGGCAATGTGTCCGAGCCAGGCTCTATCCGCTCGATGCGCGATGAAATCACCGCGCTGCGCCAAACCATTCCAGCCGTCGACGACGCAGCGCTGCGCGTCCGTGCCAAGGAGATACAGGCCGAGGGCGGCAGCTACAAGCAGGCTCTGGCCACGGCCACCAAGGAACTCAATGGCCGGGCCGCCGAAATCAATCAGCGCATCGACTCCCTGCAGCAGCAGATCGACCGCAATGCCGAGGCCAGCCGTGCCAATGAGCAGATTGCCCAGATCGACCAGCAGATTGCCCAGGTGCGCCAGCAGCGCGCCGCCATTGATGCGCCTACCCCGAAGCGCGGCGCGCTGGCTGTGCAGCAGGCGCTGGCTGAGCCAGCCCCGAAAAGTGCCAAGTCTGGCACCGCCGAGCCTGGTGCATCTGCCGCAACAAAAGCCCCAGAAGCTGCACCACTAGCCCCGAAAACTGCAACAGAAGCGGCTCCAGGTGGAACATCCACCGGAAAAACTGGAATATCGGGCGGCCAGGCTGATGCCGTTGCCGCCGTGCTCGATGGCCAGACTGCCGAAATCGCCCGCCTGTCACCCGACATGATGGTCCAACTAGAAGGCATGGACGCACCGCTGCCGCTGGCCGAGGCGCTGGCCCAGGTGAAAGCAGAGGCCGCCGCCGAGATCAAGGACGCCGGCCTGTTGCAGGTGGCCGCCGAATGCTTCCTGCGCAATTCTTAACGAGAGGAAACCATGCACCCGAAATGCAGACAGGCAGTGCAGCAGGCCGCCGGCCGCACTCTGACCGATAGCGAGATCCAGAAGATTGACGACGCCATGAGCTCCAACATGCGCCGGCTGGCGCGTCAGGATCCATCCGGCTGGGCCGCAAAGTCCAATGACCAGCGCGTGCTGGAGGCGGCCACGGCTGGCATGCAGGACATCATGGGTGCCGCCGCACTGAAGGTGCAACGCGCGCAACTACAGGTCTTGCGCACCGCCGGCATGGAAACCCGCATTGGCGATCTGATGGCCAACTATGCCAGCGGCCGCAACCGGGCGCTGGTGCACGAACTTGACCAGACCAGCCTGTACATCGAGGGCATCAAGCGGGAAAGCATGTCCCGCCTGGTCGACCTGATGGAAGCCGCCACCAGCAAGCAGGGTGCCGGCGTGGGCCGGCAAGGCTTGATGTACCTGTTCGACGCCGAGAACCCGACCATGAGCCGAGACCTGGCGCGCGAGATCTTCAACAACGCCACCGGTGTCACCGGCAACAAGCTGGCGCAGCAGGGCGCCAAGGCCTGGCTGGACACCATCGAGGGCATGCGCCAGCGCTTCAACGGCGCCGGCGGCGACGTCGGCCGGCTGGATTACGGCTACCTGCCGCAGCCGCACGATCAGGCCCGCGTGCGCGGCAAGGGAGATCCGGGCGCGCAGGCTGACTGGGTGCAGAAGACGCTGCCCCTGCTGGACCGCCGGCAGTATGTCCTGGAAAACGGCGCCCTGATGAATGACGTTGAGGTGTCCGCGCTGCTGTGGAAGGCATGGGAAACCCTGGCCAGCGGCGGCATCAACAAGATCAAGCCGGGGCAGGGCGTCGGGCGCGGCGCGCGCGCGAACTCTGGAGCAGAAAGCCGCCAGATCCATTTCCGCGACGCTGACGCTTATCTCACCTATCTGAGCCAGTACGGGGGCGGCAGCATGTATGACGCCATGCTGGGCCACGTGGGCGGCATGTCCCGCGATATCGGCCTGGTGGAGCGCTACGGCCCCAACCCCGAGCAGCAGATGCGCCTGCAGTTCGATCTTGCCGAGATGGCAGACAACGGTACCAAGCGTGCATTCGGCTTGCGGCCGCAGTCCTACTGGGATGTGGTCAGCGGAAAGACCGGTATGGCCGACAACGGCAACATCGCCCAGATCGGCCAGGATCTGCGCAACATCCAGACCTTCGGCAAGCTGCAGGGCGCAGTGCTGACCAGCGTCACCGACCTGGGAACCCACTTCATCACCACCGGCTTCAACAAGCTTTCCTACTGGGATTCGCTCAAGAACCTGGCCGCGCAGGCCAGCAGCGACACTCGGGACTTCCTGACCATGCACGGCATCATCGCCGAGACGATGGTGTCTGACCTGAATCGATGGAGCGGCGACAACATCAAGAACAACTGGTCCGGCCGCATCGCCAACAGCACCATGAAGTTGTCGCTGATGAACGCCTGGACCGACACGCTGCGCCGTGCGTTCTCCATGACCATGATGAACGGCCTGGCCAAGCTGAGCAAAACTGACTGGGCCAAGCTGTCCGAGTATGACCGCTGGCGCATGACCAGCAAGGGCATCACGGATGCTGACTGGGCGGTGATCCAGCAGGCCCAGCTTACCCAGTACCGCGGCGCCGAGTTCCTGACGCCCGAATCCATCCGCGCCAGCGGGTCGTCCGAGGCTGACCGCGTGGTGGCCAAGGTGCTGGGCATGATCACCGACGAGTCGGAATATGCGGTGCTGAATCCGGACCTGGCCACGCGCACGCTGTCCAGTGGCAGCGGGGAACAGCGCGGGACGATGCGCGGCGAGCTGGCCAGGTCGGTCATGCAGTTCAAGTCCTTCCCCATCGCCATGGTCTCGCGCCACTGGCGGCGCATGATGGAGACGCCACAGGGCCTGGAAGGCGCTCCCATTGCCGCAAACCGCGTGGCCTATGCCGGCGCGCTGTTTGCATCGCTCGGCGTGTTGGGCGCTATTGCTTACCAGACCAAGCAGATCGTCTCGGGGAAAGATCCTGCTGACATGACCACCGCCAAGTTTTGGGTCAAGGCCATTGCGCAGGGCGGCGTCCTCTCGATCATGGGCGATATCCTGCTGGCCGATTCCACCGAGGAGGCTGGTCAGTACGCCTCCAAGACCATCAGCGGCCTGGCCGGTCCCACCATCGGCGCGGCTGCCGACCTGAGCCTTAAGGTCATCAAGGGCAACATCGACAAGGCCGCCGCCGGCAAGGAGACGCACGCTGGCGCCGAGGCCCTGACCCTGGCGCGGTCACACATTCCATATGTGAACCTGTGGTACGCCAAGGCGGCGCTGGATCATGCTGGGCTGCATGCCCTGCAAGAGAATCTGTCGCCAGGCTACCTGTCACGCATGCAGCAGCGCGCGCACAAGGACTGGGGGCAAGACTACTGGTGGAAGCCTGGTACCGGCGCGCCGGACCGTGCGCCTGACTTTTCGATGATCGGAGGACGATAATGCGGCAAGACCAATACCTGCGACTGCAGGAGCTCACCGAGAAACTGACGGATGCCTTCATTCAGGAGGCCGATCCCGACAAGTGGCCAGGCGCTGGCATGGAGGTGGCGGCCATGGATCAGCAGACGCGCGGGGATCGGTACTGGTGCAAAAAGAATGCGGCAGCCACCCTGACCGTGATGATGAAGACTGCAAATCTGCTTGGAGTGATCAAGCCGCCATCAGGTGGAAATGATGTTGTCGACCCCGATGGAAAGGAAGATGCTAGTCTCGAAGGCGAGATAGCATCTGCTGAAAAGGAGGCGCAAAGGATGCTGGAGAAGATCCAGAGCACCGCGAGAAAAACATCCAGCAAGAAGGTACATGGACAATAAGCCAATCAGCTTCCTAGCCTTCTTCTTGCTGTGGGCCAAGGTGATGAAATGGAAGGTCCCGACGCTACACGTCCGGGTTTGCCACTGGCTGGAGTTCACGGACGATCCTGTGCGCGTGCTGCAGGTCTTCCGTGGCGCGGCCAAGTCGTCCATCTTCGCGGTGTACAAGGCATGGCAGTTGTATTGCGACCGCACCTGGGTATCGCTGATCTGGGCGGCCGATGGCAAGCTGGCCACGAAGCTCACGCGCGACACCATCAATGTACTGCGTCGGCACCCATTGTGTGGTGGCATGCTGCCGACCAAGCCTGGAGCCCAAATGTTCTGGGTAAAAGACTCGGAAGACGCCCGAAACGCTAGCATGACCGCGACCGGCGTAAATCAGAACGTGACCTCTGCCCGCGCCAAGAGCATCGACTATGACGATGTGGAGGTGCCGAAGAACATCAAGACGGCGGAGGCCCGCGAGAACCTGCGCGACAAGATCCAGGAGGCAACCTTCATTCTGGTGCCAGGTGGGCAAGAAACCTACATCGGCACGCCGCACACGCACAGTTCCATTTATCCCGAGCTGATCGAGAACGGCGCGGCATCCCTGAAGATCCCCCTGTTTGAGTCGGCCATTCGCTACGAGGATACCGGTTCACGCCTGCGCTACCGCTTCCCGTTCAAGCCCGGTGACGACGGTCTCTACGTGTTCGTCGGCATCCATAAGCATGCGCGCTTGCTGGTGCAGGATCAGGATTTCACCATCGACGGCCAGGACATCGTCTTCACCAGGCCGCCCGGCAAGCTGCTGGATATCTACGCGCACTGCGCTTGGCCGGAACGCTTCACCCGGGACGACGTGGAGCGCCGCCGGAAGAAGACCCGGACCATCAACTACTGGGACAGCCAATATATGCTGGAAGCCAAGCCGATCAATGAAAGCCGTCTTGATCCTGAAGCCATCAAGGCCTATGACGTGCAGCCGCGTCTGGAGTATGCGAACCGTGCGGTGCGCATGATGCTGGGCAAGACACACGTTGTCAGTGGGCGGGCTTACTGGGACCCGTCGCTGGGTAAGAAGAAGAGCGATGCGTCCGCATTTTCCGTGGTCTACGACGACAGCCTGGGCAATCACTACTGGCACGTCTGCCAGGAATTGACCGGTGACTTCGCTGTGTTCAACGATTCCCGCAACACCGTCATCGAATCAGGCCAGGTACTGCAGGCCTGCGACATCATCGCCAAGGCCAACATCCTGCATGTCTACGTGGAAACCAATGGCGTCGGCAGTTTTGCCGGAAAGCTGCTGCAGCGGGCTCTGAAGCAGCGCGGGCTTGCCGCGGGCGTGACCGAGATTCAAGAGGGCACCAACAAGAACGAGCGAATTCTTGGTGCACTGGAAGGCCCAATTAAATCCGGTGTGCTGTGGGCGCATATCGATGTCCTCAACGGCCCGCTGTGGGACCAGATGAAGGATTGGAAGCCCGAGGTCAAAGAACAGCCGGACGACTTCCTGGACAGCGGTGCGGGTGCGGTGGAGCAAGCCCCGGTGCGCATCAACAAATTAGTCGGGAAACCGACCCCGGATAGGCGTGAAGATTGGCGCCAATCTACGGGCGTCTATGAGGTGACGCTCGATTCCTGAGCGCCGGCAGCGGCGCGCCAGACTATGAGGCCGCCGTGACTGTCAGCATTCAAACTCCCTTTAACACCTACACCGCAGCGCCCGGCGCCACGCTGTTCGCCTATCAATTCAAGGTGCTGCGCGATGACGATCTTCTGGTAACGGTGGATGGAGTGTCCAAGACACTGGGCATTGATTATTCGATTTCGGGCATTGGCGACAATGCGGGCGGTGATGTTGCCCTTGTTTCGCCCTTGGTCGGCGGGGAAAAGGTTCTCTTGCGCTCGAATATCGTGCTCGATCGCAGCACGGACTATCAGCAGAACGGCGATTTCCCTGCTGACATCGTGAACAAGGATTTCGACCGGCCCTGGCTGGCCCTGCAGCAGATGGAACAGTCTATCAACTCGTCTATCAAGCTGCCGTTCGATACTGCCGGTGACCAGACCCTGCAGCTATCAGCAGCACAGCGCGCCAATACGCTCATCGGCTTCGACGCAGCTGGCAACCTGACCACCAGCACCACCGATGCGCAGAATGTCATTGCTGCACAGGAAGCAGCTGCTGCCGCTGAAGCGGCCGCCGCTTCGGTCGATCCCGCCAACATCGTGCACATCGCCGGTACTGAGACCATCATTGGCGCGAAGACCTTCAACCAATCCCCTGCGGTACCGAATGTCTCGCTGGGCGACTCATCCACCAAAGGGGCCAACACCAAATTCGTTGCCGATGCCTTGGCCGATGCTGTGCCGCGCGCGACGATCAAGGTGCGCCAGGCCGTGCAGTATGGGCCGATGACCACGCCCGCAGCAGGTCAGCCCGCCCAGCCCGATCTTATTCCACAGAGCCAGATCGGTAATACGCTGGCGGCCGGCGTTACGCTCAAGTGCGGTACGGCGGCCACGCTCTTCTCGGTGGCCAATGGCAACAATGCGGACGGTTCGGCCAATAACCTGAATTGGCTTGCTTCTGCCGATATCCCAGTGGCAAATCTCACGGCAGGTTCCACCAATTACATCTGGGTGGACACGGTGGCGCGCACTGCAGGCTTTGTTACTGTGGCCGATGCCGACCAGCCCGGCGGCGCCATTCCTGTGACCAACAACAAGTACACCTTCGACACGGTGGGCATGAAAATGTACCTGGGCAATGGCACCACAGCCAGCCAAGTCAATCGCCTGATCGTGGCCGAGGTCGATACCAGCGGTAGCGCAGTCACCAGCATTCGCGTGCGCTCCTACAACGGTGAAGACGTGCCGGTGTTCGCGGGACCACTTCCTGCTGGCTCTACCATCTTGTTGAGGACAAATGCAGTCAGAAGCGATGACGTTGACATCACGATGGAAGCGCGCTGCGAAACCGCTGACATCGGGCATTCGGTCGGTGACATCGTTACCAATCTCGGCCAAGCCAACGCGGCACCAGTCTCTTTTTGGCGCTCGCGTACCGCGCTCGGGTTCGCAGTTGGCACGGCCGGCGGCTTGAGCACCCAGAGCAAGTCCACCGCAGGTTTTGTCGGATTTACGCAGGCCAGCTGGAGTTATCGCATCCGCGTCAAGCGCCGCTGGGGCATTCAGAAATAAGGGGGGATTTATGCTTGGTTACTACATTGCTTTCGGTGCGCAAGAGTTTCCGCCGCGCGGTATGTACTACGAAGGGGATCACATGCACTGGAAGGATATGGCGGTTCCTCGTCGTCCTTCTGCTGAATACACCTGGTCGCCCAACCCCGACCGCCCGACCTATGACGACTGGCAGTTCGACGGCCACGATGCAGACGGGGGCCAGTGGGTCGCGCCGGCGGAAGGCGGCGAATGAGCGATACCAAAGTCATCGACACGAAGCTGGCTCTGGCCTGGCTGGCACCGTTGGGCGTCACCATCGTCGCCGGCCTTGTCACCCTTGTCTGGATGGCGGCCCAGCAGACCAGCACCATCAATACGCTGCTGGAGACCCAGCGCGAAATGAAGGCCCAGATGGGAGCCCGGGACCAGCGGGACGAAGCATTCAAGGCCGCTCAGATCACCGCTATCGCAGAGGTGAAGCTTAACGATGCGCGGCAGGACATCCGCATCGAGAACCTGGAGAAGGCCGTTGGCGCCAAGCCACCGCCATTAGGAAAGTGGACGAAATGAAAATCCAATTGGTAGACGACAAGGGTCTCATCCATCGCCGGTGGAGCGTGCGCCTGGCCAAGATCGGCGCCGCTGTCATGGCCGGCTGGGCCGCACTCACCTCGGCCGGCCTGGGCAGCACCTTGCCCATTTGGGTGGCCCAGGCGGTGGCAGGCCTCATCCTGGTGTGCATCTGCGGCGCCGCCTACCTCAAGCAGCCGGAGCCGGCTGAGAAAGGACAGGACAATGAAACTCCTCCTGCAGCGTGAGCCCAGCACCAAGAAGAGCACGGCGGGCAAGCTCTTCATCGATGGCGTTTTCGAGTGCTACACGCTGGAAGACAGCGTGCGCGCCCGTGGCGTAAAGGTCTACGGCCAGACGGCTATCCCGGCCGGCACCTATCAGGTGCTGCTCACGCAGTCGCCGCGGTTCAAGCGCGTGCTGCCGCTGCTGCTCAACGTGCCGGGCTTCGAAGGTATCCGCATCCATCCAGGCAACAAGGCCGAGGACACAGACGGCTGCATCCTGGTGGGCGATGCGCCGGCACCGGACTGGCTGGGGCAGAGCAAGGTGGCCTTTGACCGCCTGTTCACCAAACTGCGCCTGACCACTGAGCCGGTCACGATCGAGATCCGGGAGGCCCAATGATTGCGCTGCTGCTGAAGATCGGGCCATGGCTGGCCGGCCTGGTCGGTATCGTCGCCGGCCTGTTCATGCGCCAGCAAGCCAAGGCCACCAAAGCCGAGGCTGCGCAAGAAGTTGCGGAAACGAAGCAAGAAGTTGCCGAACGAAACACTGCAGCCGCCCAGAAGGCTGCTCAGGCCACAGGAGAACGCGGAAATGTGGAAAACGAGATTGCTGCTATGCCTGCTGCTGATCGTGAGCAGCGGCTGCGAGATGACTGGACGCGTAACTAATCCGGTGGCTGGCGGCCCGGCCATCGTGGATAATGGCTGCAACTGGACCCGTCCCATCTTCATCGACAAGGCCGACAAGCTGAGCCAGGGCACGGTCGACCAGATCCTGGCGCATAACATGACCGGGCAGCGGCTGTGTGGCTGGCAGCCATCAACCACCAAGAAATAAATTACCTCTTATTCTTTTGAATTTCTAGCTGAGCTGCTATTGCAGCGGCTTCTTTACATCTCTCTTCCATGGCCTGCCAAGCTCTGGCCATGCGTTCCTTATGGTCTTCTGAAATCATATCCACATCTCTCTTAGCTTGGGAGTATGTCCAGCCTTCTTTTTGCATGGAATCGATGAGCGCTTGATGACTTCTAAGCACTTCGCCCCAAGCATCAAACTCCGCGGCCGCTGTTTGCTTGGCTGAGCTCCAAGCTGCGAGCGCCGCGTCTAAATCTGCTTTCGAGACCTGGTTTGTTACTGCTGAGTGACGAATCTGGTGAATATTTTTGCTCACATTTTGCTTAGAAACGAAGCTGATTCGTTGAACCCCATGTAGTGTTACCCCTATTGGCAGAGACGGGACTATCAGCGCTCTAACGTCCTCTTCCTCTGCATCCTCCTGAGCGTGCACATCGAATGTAAGTAGGTTGCCGCCGAGATCCTCAAGTTGTGAAATATCAACGTCGATAGATGCAGCAATTTCTCTTTTCGGTACGAGCTGCACGTTAGATAGTGTGATGCGATAAGTTACCATTGCATGCCTTTTGTTGCTTCCTGTTGGGAAATATTAGCACGATGTTGCTCATTGTATGAAAGGCAGAATTGGAGGTCTCATGAGAGATTATCAAGATACTGTAACAGGCGCGATTCATTCATTTGACGATCAAGTGGACCCTTTTGAACTCTGCAAAACAAATCGAAATATTCCGAAGACTCTTACAAGAGATATCATCCCTCGTCCTGAGGGACCATATGTCTGGTATCAAGGAAATTGGGCCTTGGAGGCAGATGTGCCTGAAGGCTACCGCGCGCCTAAATTCTCGATTCCGTCTTATGACCCGGCGTGGGCAGTTTTCCTGGGGGCGCCTTACACATTGGTCGTCCCCTCAGAGATGCAGTTACCACACTTTTCAATTTCTTCTCTTATTGAAAAAGGGATGAGTAAGGAAGACTTAGCAAAGGTTGTATGTGTGCTGCCTACTTTGCCTGGATTTGAGTTTAATGCGATCGTCACTCACGATGGCGCTATAGCTATTCAGCGAAACAATTTCGCTACGCAGTCGCCGAAGATAATTGACTACTTCAACAGAGTCCTCTGTGCGATTTTGATAGGAGGTCAACATACTGTGCTTGTTGATCGAAAAGATTTGGTTGGCGGACAATTGGCCGAGAACACAGATAATTTGCATGTTTTTAATCCCGTACCAAACGTCCTTCTTCGCCATTATCAGCTCGATCTTCTGGTGCAGATGCAATGGCTGCAGAATTGTCGATTTATTAGCGTCAAAGATCTGTTGGGCGCCTATCAATTAGGCGCACATGTGATTTCCGCGATCCCCACTTTCTCTCCGCATTTCCTATTGCACGGCTATACGTCGATGATTTTTGGAAATTTCAGCGAGGCTCTTGGTAGTTTCTGGATTTCCGTTGAACAGATCACTTCATATATGTGGGAAAAATTTTGCGTATCAAAAGATGGGTTCCATCCGCAGCAGCTTAGGAAATCTCGTCAGAAATCGATGACCGAGGATAATCGGACGTGGAGCACATCGATAAAACAGGAAATGTTGTGGCAAAAATCCATATTCAGTGAGACCGCCTTTGTTTATCTCAATGGAGCTAGAAAGGCCCGCAATGATTTGGTCCATTCTGGAAAGCATCCTGCTCGCGAAACTGTAATTAATCTCTGGCAAGCTCTCATTGAACTTTTGGAGCTATCGTCGCAAAGGGAAGTTGGGACACTCCCCCTTAGAGAGTGCATTACTTTTGTCAGTACACCGATGATGAGCATGAATTTCAATTTGCTGAAGCAAAAAATTGAAATGGATCTCGAAAAACCCGACGCCACAGATTTTAGTCAATGGGATGCAATGGTAGCGAAATTTCTTAAAAAGCAAGCTGCGGGCTAAAAGCCACTCGAGTATGGGTAGTTGTGGGTGATATCTCTGTGTGAGAATTCGGAGCCATACTGCGCAATGGCTTTCTAGTAGATTAGATCTGCCCAAGGGGATCACACGTTCATGACTCGCATTACACGATCCGATCTGTACGACCTTATTTGGTCGGAGCCAGCGAAGGACGTTGCGGCACGTCTTAGCATGTCGCCAGAGCAGCTCAGGGCTGCTTGTGAAACTGCCAATATTCCCCGTCCAGATCGCGGATATTGGACCCATGTGAGTGGTGGCGGGAAGCCCAAGAGAGTGCAATTGCCGGAACGGCAGCTCGGCCAGGCAGATCATATCGTGCTCATTGAGGAATCCCGAATGGTGTCCGGTGCGCTGCGCCGGATGTTTCTTGAGGGGCCACCGTTGGTCATGCCTGTCTTTCCCGACGACCGGCCAGTCATTGAGTCTCGCGCACATGCGCTAGCAGCAGCCGCACCTATCAGGAAAACTCTCTCTCGCACCCACAGGGAGATTTCCAAGCTGCTTGCGAGAGATGAAAGAAGGAAGCCGAAGCTGACCGGGACATCGCTTGATGTGCACTTCCATCCCATCATTTCATCGACCAAGCAGGGCAAGCGCCGGCTTTTGATCCTCAATACGTTGCTTCATGCCTTGGCGTCTTGTGGTGGAAATTCAGCCAAAACGACAGATCACGCCTTCAATTGGAGAATTTGCATTTGGGATACCGGGCTGCACTTCGAGCTGCGAAATGTGGGTGCGCCGGAAGATGAAACTGCACGGCGCATGGCGGAGTATGAGCGCTCCGGGGATCTTGAGCTGGTGATTTGTCACAAACCGGGGCATGGCCTCACGAGAGAATGGCGCGACTTGCCTTCCAAGCCGCTGGAAGAGCAGATGAGGGAAATCGTCGCTGGCTTCCTGATCATCGCTGAACTTCTGTATAGGCACAGAGAAGTTTATCGAATCGAAAGACTGCAAGAAGAGAAGGCTGAATTGGACGCCACGATTCAGCGCCATAAGCAGGAGCGGCTTCAAGAAGAGGTGGCCCGCTGGGAAAAGGCCGAGGAGGCGCGGCGGACACACCTTCTGCAAGAGGTGGCCGAATGGAAGAAGGCCCAGGAAATCAGAACCTTTATTGATGCTCGGTTGCGGGCCGATAAGGATGGGACGCAGGAAGAAAAAGACCTCTCAGAGCGATGGGCAACCTGGGCGTCGGCGGTAGCAGACGCAATCGATCCAATTACAAAGCACCGGGCTGAAGAAAATGATCAGTGA